GTTAATTACTCAAGGTCAGCTACTTTTAACTAAATTACTCTCTAGTGATAGAGAAGTGATGAAGTTAATTAAACAAGTAGGTTTCCTTAAGTCTAAATATCAAAAAGTTTTCAAACCGGGTAAAACCGATCGAAAATCTTTTGTTGTAGGTCTATTAAAAGACTTACGTTTAGGTAAATTAGCAATCAAATTGGAGCCAGCTGGTAAAGTAAGAGTGTTTGCGATATCTGATTTTTGGACACAGAATTTAATGAAACCTCTTCATACTTCATTATTTGAAGTTTTGAAAGGTCATTCTTCTGATGCCACTTTTAATCAGGAAGGTAAAGTCTCAGATTTTAAAGATAAGGGTTATTCTTTTATAGCTTCTTACGATTTGAAATCAGCTACTGATCTTATCCCAATTCAATTATATGAAAAGGTACTAGGTCATTGGACAACGCCTGCTTTTTCTTTTGCGTGGTCGGCTCTGTTAACACAGAGAGATTACGTTTTTAAAGAGAAAGTTTATCGTTATAAACGAGGTCAGCCTATGGGAACTTTAAGTTCCTGGGCTTCTTTAGCCTTGGTTCATCACTATCTTGTCTTCTTGGCTGCTCATAGAGCTGGCTTGGAAACATTTAGAGATTATTTAGTGTTAGGAGATGATATAGTGATTGCTGACAGAAATGTAGCACATCATTATACAGAGGTATGTAAAGATTATGGTATAACCATTGGTTTACCTAAATCTTTCGTATCCGAAATTGGAATGTTCCAATTTGCGTCTCAAAACATAGTTGGTCAGAATAATATTTCTCCTCTTTCATTGAAAGAGGTGTTATCTTGTTCTTCCCATTCTTATCTTTTTAAAAATACTTACAATGTAAGTAAAAGATTAGAATGGATGGATCGACTACTACGGAAAGGTTTTATTGATTCCTCTAAATTAATCAATTTCATTAGACCACTATTAAGTAGTCATGAATATGATATTTTTAAAGGGTCTTTATCAAAAGGAAAAATTCCTTCTGATAAGGTGAATTTAATTATTTCTGTGCTATCTAAATTGTTCTTCTCTAGAAAAGATAAGAATTCTTTAAATAACATAGTTGATATTAATCAATTTATAGCCTCTTTAAGAGGGGATTATAATTTGTTTACCAACATAATTAAATACTCATCAGATGAAGCATATTATCTAACTAAATTGTTATTTAAAACATTTAAGGAAGATTTTATGAAATCTGAAAAGGAACTAGGGGACCATATGGAATTAGCTTCAATGAATAAATCATTGATGTCAACATTACCGGGTGTATTATTAACTTTACATCCTAGTTTGTTAAATTCTAATTCTAGAACTATAGAGCAATACATGAAAATTCGTATTGAATTTTATGCATTGTTAAAAGACTTAGAAACCTCTTTAACAGAGGAATCCTGGTCTATTCTATATAATGGTACTAGTGGGCGAATAAATCTTGATTTATCTAAAATCCAACGAATGTACGTATTAACGTCACAATTGGAGGGTTTATGTGTAAAAAAAGATTTGTTCAAACAAGCAATTACTCAGGTGGACACTAAGATTCCATATCTGGTACAATTACACCTTTCTTTATTAGTTGAGTTAGATAACTCAAAAGAAAAAGAACTGTTAGATATAGGAAG